GCGCAAGCGTTCAGGGTTACGCGTTTGACAAGGCAGAACACTGGGCGCGCAAGTCGCTGGAAATTGAGTCGCACCATCAAGCGCATACTGCGCTGGGCTTTGCAAAGCTGCACCAGCGTCAATGGGAAGAGGGGTGGCGCCATTACGCGCACCAGCTCGGCCATAACGAGATGCGCAAAAAGCACGACTACGGCATTCCTGACTGGCAGGGTGAGCCGGACGCAAATTTACTTGTGTACGGCGACCAAGGGCTGGGCGACCAGATTGCTTACATGTCTGCGATTGACCCGGCGCGCATCAGTCAAATTAATTGTCACCCCAAACTGGCAACGCTGTTTGATCGATCATTTGCTGACGCCGAAGTTCACGGCGACATGTTCAAAACCAATTTTGATTGGCATCTGGACAGCACGCACCAAGTCAGCATGGCGACCGCAATGCAGTGGTCGAAGATGCGTCGACGGGGCCGCTTCTTGAATCCAATGCGCGAAAAGGTTTTGCAGTGGAGCGGCTTGCTTGCGGCAAAAGGCACCAGCCGCCCGCGCGTGGGCATTGCGTGGACTGGTGGCAATGTTGGCAGCGACGGCTGGCGCTCCCGCGACTTGACGCTTGACCAGCTTGAGCCGTTGCTGCGCTTGCCGTTTATGTGGGTGTCCTTGGAATACAAGGACCGCACCGAAGAGATTGAGGCGTTTACCGACCGCACCGGCATTCCAATCCACGACTGGCAGTGGGCAACTATCACCAGTGACTATGATGACACCGCGGCGCTGGTTGATTGTCTCGACGCCATCGTAACGGTGCCGACGACGGCGTATCACCTCGCCGGCGGCCTTGCGGTGCCCGCGTGCGTTTTGGTTCACAACACGCCTCATTTCCACGAGGGCATGACGGGCGAGTGCCCGTGGTGGCAATCAGTTGACTTTATTCGCCGCGCTGAATTTGAAGACGACGCCGCCGCGATTGACGCGGCCGGCAAATGGCTTATGGGCGTCGCCCATGAAAGCCGACGCGCCGGATAGCAGTAAGAGGTTTTGAAAAGTTGAGAGTTTATATCGGCATCGATCCAAGAAGCCCGGTCAGCTACAACGTCCTGCAGTGGAGCGTCACGCGGCGTTCAAGCAGACCGGTGGCGATTGTGCCGCTTGTGTTGCCAACGCTACCGATTACCCGGCGCGGTTTAACAGATTTTACATTTAGTCGTTTTCTATGCCCTGCGTTGTCAGGGTTTCAAGGCAAGTCTGTTTTCATGGACGCGGACATGTTGGTGCTAGGCGATGTTGCTGAATTGTTCGACTTAGCGACTGATGAGCATCCGGTGTGGGTAGTTAAAAATGAGCGCCGATTCGAATGGCCAAGCATGATGGTTTTCAACAACGATCAATGCCAAGTGCTAACGCCAGAATATATTGACAACGAGGAGCATTCCCCGGCTTCATTTGATTGGGCTGAAAGCGTGGGCGAACTGCCGCAGGAATGGAATTTCTGCGTCGGCTACGACGACCCCGGGGCGTTGCCCAAGCTTATTCACTACACAGCTGGCGTGCCCGACTTTCCAGAGACGCGCACGTTTGACTACGCGGCTGAGTGGATTGCTGAATGCGAAAGCATGAACAGCAATTGTTCATGGCTAGAGCTAATGGGCGACAGCGTTCACGCCGAGCTGGTGCTGAACGAGCTGCAGGCGCGCAAAGCACACTGGGAAGCGCGGCATTGAACAGCGTCCACCCGACTGCCGTAATTGAGGACGGCGCCGAGCTTGGCGAAGGCAATGAAATCGGCCCGTTCTGCTACATCACAAAGCACGCAAAAATTGGCAACAACAACAAGCTGGTAAGCCATGTTTGCATCGGCACGCCCGCGCAACATCGCGGCAATGTTGAGCAAGGCGGCGTCGAGATTGGCAACGGCAACACGTTTCATGAATTTGCTCAAGTGCAGGCTTCAACCAATCCGAGCCTGCCGACGCGCGTTTCGGACAATTGTTATTTCATGAAAGGCGCCCATGTCGCGCACGACTGCATGATTGAGGATGACGTGACGCTCTGCAATGACGCAACACTTGGCGGACACACTTACATTATGCGCAACACCACGCTCGGGTTTTTGACTGTGGTTCACCAGAAGCAGGTCATCGGCTC